CCGCCACCGCTGTTAGCAGTTCCTGATCCTGCAGTTCCACTTGTTCCAGTTCCTGCACCTGCTCTTCCTACAGGATTAGCACTTCCACCAGAACTACGTCCACCACCTCCGCCTCCACCAGAAAATTCTAAAGGAGAAGATGTAATTTGTGTTGTTGTTCCTGCGCCTCCACCTCCGGCATTACCAAAACTACCGCTTCCACCATTACCTCCAGCTCCACCACCGCCACCTCCAGCTCTTTGAGTAGGTGTAATAGGTGGTGACGCACCTGGACCGCTACCACCTGGTTGTCCTTGAGGAGGACTTGTTGGAGGAGTATTTCCGTCTCCTCCTGCGCCTGGTGTACCACCACCAGAACCACCGCCACCACCAGAACCACCTGGGCCACCTTTTCTATTGTCAGCAGGTGAACCTGGACTACATTCTGATCTACCAAATCCACCACCTGCAGCTGTTATTCCGCCAAAACTTGATGCGACTCCAACACCGCCTGGAACAGAAATAGGTCCTAATGCTCCCCCACCACCTACTACTATTGGATACGCTTGTGCTGTAACTGTAATTCTATTTGCTGGAGTACAAAAACCTTGTAATGGACTTGAAGTATATGGTGTTAGAGGATTATCAACTTCTCTATAACCACCACCACCTCCGCCGCCACCATCGTTTCCACCACCTCCTGCTCCACCACCTACAATTAAATATGAAACTACATTTTCTGGAGCATTTGTAGACGCTTGCGAAACACAAAATGTTCCTGGCCCTGTAAAAGTTGCTATTTTAGCATTTGAACAATCTGGTGCTGTAACTAAAGTATTTCCAGTGCCTGACACAGTTGCTGTTAAAAAACCTTGAGATTGTTCGGTATCTTCTGCATTTTGAACATTAATCCAACCTTTTGTTGAATCAACATATACTAAAGTTAAAGCTTGTCCATTTACACTTAAACTTAAATCTGATGCTACTCCACCAATTTTTTCAGAACCGTTTGGTGATATTATAAAATTATGTGTATTAAAATTTCTAGCGTAATCAGAGATAGCAACGATTGCTCCAGCTGATCCTGCAGGTAAATTCATTGTTATACTACTGCTTGAGTTTATAAAATAACCTTCACCACTAGCAGCTGTAAAATTTCCTGTTTTAATATCACTTGTCTGCCAATCAACTGATCCTTCTCTACCAAATCCTGTTTGCGATGCACCTGATGCAAGAGCTACAGTACCACCACATCTACCAATTGTAACTGTTGAACCACAAACAACAACTGTATTACCAGCTCCTGATCCGACCGTTGTTGTAACACCACATCTTTTAACGATGTCTGTACCGCATTGATTTTGTATGTTGTTTACTTTAATTGTACTTGTCATAATTATTGAAATTTATATCTTATTATTACTATACCAGATCCTCCAGCTCCACCACCACCATTAGTTCCAGCGGCACCGCCGCCACCACCGCCACCTCCAGTATTATCAGTTCCATTATTTGGAGGATTCGCAACACAAGCATTTAATTGTCCGTTTCCACCACCACCTTTTCCGCCAACTCCCGTAGGTCCACAAGGAGGGTTATTGTTTCCCCCTCCGCCACCACCAGCAAAAAATTGAAATCCACCACACGGCACACCCGAAGTTCCAAAACCAGTTGGTACTCCTGCACCGTCTCCACCGTTTCCACCAGCTCCAGCAGGGGGTGAACCTCCTGCAGCTCCGGCATTAAGAGCTCCGCCACCACCACCATAAAATTTTCCGGTAGGGAATGGAGATCCTCCACCTGGTTCTCCTTGAGAAGGGTTTGTAGGGGGTGTATTACCAGTTCCTCCCGAAGTAGGGCCGCCAGTGCTTTCACTAGCTGCTCCTCCGCCTGAACCACCTGGACTAGCAGCAGGACCACCTCTTGCAACTCCACCACCACCAGCAGTTGAAGTAATAGTACTAAATGTTGATGGGGTTCCATTACTTGCTACAGTGCTTTCATTCGGTGATTTTGCACCTCCTCCACCAACTGTTATTGGAAAGGTTGTTGCAGTAACAGTTATACCTGCTGGTGCTGCTCTAGGTTTTGCTGGATATGTTGCCGGTGCTAAACTTGGAGTAGCGAATCTAAATCCACCTGCTCCACCTCCACCACCAACACAGCCACCTCCACCACCTCCAGCGACTACTAAATATTCTACAGAATTATTTGCAGAACAAGAAGCTAAAGAGTTAACTGTAAAATCTCCTGGACCTGTAAAAGTTGCTAATTTGTAATTTCCACAAGGAGCATTTGTTAAAGTATTTCCAGATCCAGATACTGATGCATCTATAAATGCTTCTCCAATAAAACCAGTTCCTTCTTCTATGGGAATCCAACCTTCAGTTCCATCTACGTAAACTAATGTTAAACTTAAAAATCTTGTGTCTAATGTTTTATTTCCTGCTGTTCCATTTAAAGGAGAACCTCCTCTACCTAGTGTTAAATTTGCTGTATCAAAAGTTCCTGCATAATCTCTTAAACCAACAATATCTCCTGCACTTGGAGAAGACGGAAGATTTAATGTAAATGCTCCAACAGCACTTGTATCACAAAAATATCCTTCACCACTAGTAGCTGTAAAGGTAGCAGTTTTTTTAGTTGTTTGCCAATCAACAGCACCTGTTTTACCAAAACCTGTTTGACTAGCTCCAGTTCCTAACTGTACAGTAGTTCCAGAACCACCAATTGTAAGAGTGGAACCACTTTGTTTATCTATTTCGTTTACTTCTACTTTTGACATTATACTATTACTAAAGTTCCTGTTACTGTTATAGTTGCAGGAATCGTAATAGGTCCTGCAAGAACTGCACTATCTATTGTTTGAGTTCCATCAATCGTTGACGCTTGATTTTTTATAAATTCATCTGGAGATGTTTGACCCCCAATGTATTGAACACCGTTTACTATTGCCGTCATATTTCCTCCTTACGTACTAATACTATCTATAAATGAAGTGACAATATCTAAACTAGAAGCAGTATTACTTTTAGCTTTTAATAAGTCATTATTTTCTAAAACAATTTTTGCTCCACCTTGAATTAATTCAATTGCAGAATTTGGTGGGACAACCACACCTTTTGCAATAAAATGATCATTACCACTATTGTCTATAAATACATCTACTTCAATAGTGGAAGTAGTGACATTGCAGCATCTTATTCCAATAACTGCATCGTAGTCGCCACCAGTTACTAAAGTAACTTCTGATGTTCCAACGTTTCTTTGTAAATTGTTTCTAAAATCTTGTGCCATAATTTATTCCTTTATAACGCAACAGCCATTGCAAGTGCAAAACCTGCTGAAGCTGCTCCTACTGGTGTACCTGTTGCATCTAGGTAAACCGTTTTTGCTGCAGGCATAGTTACAAATACATCTAATGTTCCGCCTGTAAAATTTATTTTAGATGTATTTCCTGAAGAGTTATTTATAACCGTTGTTCTCTCCAAAGTTGTTGAACCTGATAAAGTTCCTAAACCTATTTCAAACGTGTTTGTGCCTTGTTCAAAAATACAATAGTAAGTCGTGTTACCTGTTCCGATACCACTATTAAAAGTTACATTACCTTGTCCAGATGCAACACCCGCAAGTGTAATATTACCTGTACCAGATGTTGTACTGTTTTCTTTTACTCTATCATTTATAACCAAAGCCATTTATTCTCCTATTACGATGTTATACTAATAAGCGAATCTGTTCCAGCTGGTGTACCTGAACTTGTGCTCGGGAACGTAATTGTAAATGTTCCGTTTGAACAAGATTTTGTTCCACCAAAATCTAAAACAACAACTAACTTATCACTCGCTGAATTATTATATATTGCTCCAAAAGCTGCACCAAAAGTTGCTGATGTCCACTGTGTTTGATCAAAAGTTAAAGTTGCAACATTTGATTGATTTGCAACTACCGGATTGCTCAAAGTGTTTCCACCAGTTGTATATCCTGTACCACTAACTTGGTTAGCTGAACCTACAGTATATGCAGTGCTGGCTGTAGTGTAAGGATTAGCAGTATAGAGAGCTAACTTTATAGTATTACTAGTAAAGTTATGAGTTCCTTTTAATAACTCTTGTGCGAATGAAAAAGGTACTACGTTTGCCATTTTTATTTTCTCCTATTTATTTTCCATAACTTGATGGTGGTTTGA